GCAATAGCTTTAATATAGTTATATGAGTTGATCGATCCACCCATGCCCTTCATACGAGAAGATGCACAGATGTTAAGATAATCGATAAAGATAATATCTGGTACAAACTGTCGCTTAAGTTTCAATTCATTGAGAAGTGCACGAAAATGACCAGAATGTGCAGAACCAGTAGGATATTCTTTGACGATTAACTTACCAGTTGTCTTACGAGCTAAGTCTTCAATCTTTGTACGATACATCTCGTTTGATAAGTTAGGCAGTTGATCGATAGGAACGTTCAAAAGATTCGCATCAATACGTTCTGCGATTCGTTCTTCTGCCATCTCCATAGTAATATAGAGAACATTCTTTCCATCAACAAGAGCACTACTCGCAACATGACACATGAAGAGAGACTTACCAACACCTGTACCAGCGAGAGCAATGTTAAGTGTTTTATTAGGGATTCCACCTTTTGTAATCTTATTGAAGTATTCGAGATCAAACGGAATACGAGATTCATCTCTATGATAGAAGTCATATCGTTCTTCGAAGTTTTCAATATAATCGTGGCCAACATTCGTATCAAATGCTACACCTAATGCCTTTGACAATAGATCTGGTAAAGCTCCTTTTGTAAGAGATTCATGCTTACCATCAATGATTGAGATTGACTCCATGATGGCATTATAGATTGCTCTATCTTGACACCATTTCTCGGTAGTATCAACTAACCACTCGTCATCAACTTTGTCATTTGAAAATAGCTGTGGTATAATATCGACTGCGACCGTATAGTTCTCTCCAGTCAATCGTTCTGATTGATCGAGTTCGATCTTAAATGATTCCGCAGTAGGTAGCTTATTGTATTTCGCAACAAACTTACCTGCTTCCTTAAATAATATACGATAGATGCCTTCAAAATAATCAGGTTTAACAAACGGAAGGACCTTACGCATAAAGTCCTCGTTTGTTAAGATGTTACGAAGGATCGTCTGTTCAAGATTTGTCTGCAAGTTTTCCGTCTTCTCTCATCTGCGCACGAATCTTAGTAGCCGAGATATCATGGATTTCTTTACCAAGATCATGCTCTGTGAATGTGTAACCAACACCTCGACCGTAACTAATGTCAACTATATTTGGTACGATCATTATAACATAATCTTCGTTCTCTGTAAACCCATCTTTTTTTAGATTTGTTCTAATATTTTCCATGACAGTATCAAGATCAAATGGATTATCGTCTTGTCCTGGTACTCGCGAGTTTGCTTCTCTCTTTTCAGGTACCATTCGAATCATGATAGCCACTTGACCTGTCATTGCATGACATCTCTTAAAAAGAGTCTGATGGCCATCATGCCACGGTTGCCAACGGCCTAACATCTGTACTGTTGGGTTTTCCCAATTAAATGCAGGCATTTCTACTTCTTCCATTTCATACATTAATGTATACTCCCAGCTTTATTGATTAGACTAATGTTATGATCATTTTCTACTGTAGCTACAATCTCTTCAGCAAGCGTTAAGATTTCTTGATCACTATAAAAATGATTGACATGATAATCGAATGAGGAAGGTATCTCAAACATCTTGTTTGTATCTTCAAATCTACCTTCTGAGATAGTATCAACCCAAATACTCAAGTCGGCATCAAACATTTCTCGAGTATGTTTTGTAGGACATACAAAGTCACAAATTACCCATCGATTATTGTCTCTTTCGTAGTCAGCGATGTTTTTCATGCGAGTGGCTTGACGAAGGCGACCTTCAGGAGTAAAGTCCCAGTCGTCAGCCATCTCGCGAATCCTATCTGCGTTGAACCATGCGCAGTTAGGAATATGCTTTTGCAGTCTTTCAGCTAGCCAAGTTTTACCGGCACCTGGTAGGCCAAAGATCAAGATTTTCATTGTTTTCTTTCTGTTAATTGTACTGTGTCTTGCTCAATCGCAACACGTAAAATGTCTTGTAGGATGTCTCCTACTTCAAGTTGTAGGTCAACATCTTCTTCGGTTAGATCTGTATCAGGCGATTCTTTGATAAAGAAATTAAATGTCATGATCCCTTCGTCTTCATCATTTACTTTAATACCGCCATATTTAATTACAGTCTCGTTATATGGACCTTCGAGGATTCGAATACACCAATCCTGATCGTGCTCGATATCTGGCACAAATTGATATGTTTTATTCTCCTCGTGCTTCATCTTTTTCTCCTGCTACGATGCTGTATTTTTTTCTGATGTATTCTTTGAAGTCTGTTTCCTCGAGGATCGGTAACCAAAAGCTTTCTTCAAGGGTGTCTTTCTCTCGAACTTTTGGATCCACCAACTCTCCAGTAGAACGATCCACGCGACAGTACCACCCATTAGAAGGCTTAGCAACATAATTGCCACCGAGAGCAACATCCAACATACCACTATAATTGGCGATACCACCGTCCCAACTAACAGAAATAGGAATTTTAGACTTTTCTTTAACATAGCGTGACTTCTCCACATTAATCACAAAGTGATAGCCTTTGATCTCTGTACCTTGTTTATCTTGTTGACGACCCAAGATCCAAATATTGTCGGCTGAATAATAGATGCCTGTACCACCTGAAACGACTGCCTTTGGAAACAGACCAATCTCCATATACGTGTGATTGACTGCAATCAGTGGGATATCTTTCATGTTCAAGTACGGTGTAGTCATACGGAACAGGCCTTTCAGTGCCTTTGCTCGAGACATATCCGCAACTGACTTCTCGTTCAATGCATCTTCTAATTCTTTCTTCGAAGCCAAGTTGCCAACAGAGTCAATCACTACAATAACTTTGTCACCTCTCTCTAGATTCTCGAGCTGAGAGATAAGATCAAATTTCAATTGTTCGACATCAGTAATTGGAGTATGAAGCACTCGTTCTGTATCAATACCAAAATTGATAAAGTAGTCTTGCGGTGAACCAAACTCTGAATCATAGAACAACATGACAGCATCTTTATATTTTTTCAAGTATGCTGATGCCATGATAAGGGCAAATGAAGTCTTAAAGTGCTTTGATGGTCCAGCAAGGACGGTCAATCCAGGTGTCAAGCCTCCATCTACATCTCCAGACAATGCCACATTTAACATTGGCACATCTGTCATAACCATATCTTTGTCATTGAAAAACTTGGATTCGGACAGGATTTCTGTCTCTTTAATCTTACTGTTCTTCTTTAATTTATCCATAATACTCATAGCATATCTCCTGTTTATGCAAAAAATGATTCAAGTGTGTTAGTTAACTCTTCTCTCTCAGTCCAAGATGTGCCTTGCCAATGAGGATAAGAGGCACGAGATAGGTGTACAGACTGAGGTTTTTCCATAGCCTCAAAGTCAAGTTCACCTTTTGAGTTAACTAGTTTATCTATCCAACTAAATACTTGAGTATGCATTTTGAGTTGGGTTGTAAATGCATCTCGTACATCTGTACGTTGTTGCCAAGATCCATAGAATGGAGTACCTTTGTACCAACCAGTCTTAGGAATCTTGCGTGATTCGTTTTCAATTGGAAGTGGTTCCCATGCGAAGACGTTTGCTTTATATATCTTACGCATACGATCTACTTCTTCTCCATATCTGTCTGCGAGTTTTTTAGCCTCTGCGATAGGATCGTCAAGCCGACATAGATGATGACGTATATCAATATTACCAAAATATGTTTCGATGTTATCATACTCTCCACCTTCTGGGATAAATGTCTCAAATCCGCGATTGATAGAACCATGAAGTGTAGAGAAAGGTACAGACACATTCTCCCACCCAGGCCGGTACATACAGATAGCATGACTATCACCGAAGGCGATGTTACGATATCTCTTAATCGTATTAGGATCTACTGTCTCTGCCTCATTTTGCAATCGACGTAGATTTTCCCAATGTACATTATCCCATTTCATATCGGCTTTTGTTAGACGATCTTCAAACATCGATGCATAGTTAGGAAAGTCAATGATGAGAGACTTTAGTTTGCCATTAAAGTGGGACAATGCAGAAACATAATCACGATTTGGATATGCTTGAATACCACCAAACAGATTCAGATTTCCACTCCAATCAGAACCATGATAGAAATAAATCTCGTCATATGGACTATAATCAGTGATCTTGTTATTCACCAGATTGATAGTCACATCATTCCCAGCTTGTTTTAGCTGATCTGCATAGATGATTGCTTGTGCAGCCTTATGCGAATGGATTTTGTTCGAGATCGGTCCCAGACCTGTCAATAATACTTTCATCTTTGTTCCACTTTCTATATGATTCGACTCTGTCATATATAGTCTCATCTCTTAGCACTGGTTCAGTACCTACATTCCAAAATAAGATGTCCCTACCGCTGTTCTTAGGGATATATCTCCATGCCTTTCCATCATAAGTATCAATGGTCGGGAAAGGTGGTAGATCTTTTTTAATGGCTGTCGTAAATGGTTCAGGAGCAGAGATGATATTACCATGTCCTACTTCTCCTTCTTTCATATTACGAGCCACTGCAACAGCATGGAAAGTAGTATCAGGCCATGCAATTTGCAAAGCTCGATGTAATACACCTGTTGATACTACAGTCCATACCTCCTCAGGAGCAGGAATTTGTGAGGCAACTTTAACCATGCCTGCTGTCACTAATTCATGCTTCAGACCGAGGGGAATAAAATATGCGTCTTCTTGTTGTGTTGCCCAATCTTTTGCTATTTTATTAAGATTAGGCATAGCAGCAATGCGGTGGAAACTAACGTCAGCACCGCGTTCAATACAACAAGCTTGGTGGTGGGAAATTCTCTTGGAAGATGGCATAAAAAGCCGTACACGCTTTCCGTGTCGCTGTGCCACGTCCAGAAGCGAAACGCCCGCCAAACCAGTCCTAGGTTGAACATACACAAGAGTGTTGTGGTTAATACGAGATATAAGACAGTCGCCTCCTCGTACTTTGCTACCAGTGATAAGATCGTCTCGTACAACTCGTACGCCATCATAAGTCTCCACTACTGGAGGAGGATTAGGATCTTCCCATCCTCCAGCTAAGTTTAGGTAATATTCTTTTGCTTCATGTCTATTCGTGACACCTTCGAGTCTAAGTACCTCGACGTCTTTGTTGACATGATCAATAATATGTTTATCGTGTGACATGGGTATATTATACCAAATTTACTCAGCTATGTAAACTCTTTTTTAGCGAAAAAGATCGTGGATAAATCCATTCATATGGGATCTTCTTTGTAGTAGATTTCACACCATGACTAATAAAGAGATGCTTACACCACATACATGCTTTGTCTTCGATATTAATATTATATTGTCTTTCCATTGGATTATCTTTATGTTTAGCCAATGTGTTAAACTGTTCCACTAGCATCTCTGCTTGTGGTGATACTGGATTATAATCACCAGTACTTTCATCTAATTCGAATTTTGTTTTACCAAATAGATTCTTACCACCAAATATCTGCCATAGACCATAAAATGACAATGTACCTGGTGTGACCCATGATTCTGGATCAACGAGATCTGGTCTTGCCATAGCTATATGCCTCGATAGATTCTTATAGGGATACATTACAT